CGTCTTGAGCATCCCCGATGCCCCGCCGCCTGAACCCTTAACCTTCCGCAGCCTCTTATCAGTCTCCGTCAGCTCATCATTGAACGCCCGGATATTCAACTTCCCCGCGAACAACGTCCTGAAGAACGACCCGAATGACCGATCCGTATCCGTAGTGACCCGCCGGTTGCGCTCCAGATCATCATTGAACCCGGCCAGGCTATCCCCCACGCTCTCAATCCCGGACTCCAGGCTGACCAACGTCCGATTGGACTTCCGGTTGACCTCTTCGTTGCGCTTCGTGGATTCAGTGTTGGAATCCAGAAAAGCCGACAGACCTTTGAGCCCATCCCGCATCTGTTTGGTGGCCCGAACCCGATCCACCATCGCCCGTGCATTGTCCCGCTGTGCTTTAGAGTTGTCTTTCTGCGCCCTGGTCTGTTCCTTGGTCCCGACCGCATCGCGCTTACGGGCATCCGTCAGATCGTCTACCGCATCAGTACTGTCCGCTGCGGCCTTACCGACCTCTTGAACCGACTCGGTGTAGTTGTCCAGATCCCGGAGGCTCTTCTTGGAACTACCGCCCTCCTGGGCCGCAGACATCGCCTCAACGCGCTCTTGAGCAATCTTGGATTGCTTAATCAGGTCTGCGAAATCCGCGACGGCCTTATAAACGACCTTGTACTCGCGGTCCGCCACAGCCGTCGCCTTCCTTCTACCGAGGTTTCGACAGGCTCCCGGCCATTAACATCAACTTCTCAAACGAACCTGCCGCTGGCTCTCGTCCTCTATTATCGGCTTTCGCCTGAGGGAACAGAGAGATCTTGTGGGCCGACTCCAGCAACGTGTTCTTCTTGCCCTTCGCCGTTGGCACCGTGGCTGCGATGAACGTCGCCACCGTCTTTGTCTGCCACTCCGCGAGCAGCCGCTCCCGATGATCCAAAGACGTTTTGCGGATTGCGATTGCCGTACTGACCTGACGCAGCCTGCGAACCGTCAGATCAAGAATTACGTCGTCGGACCATCCGTACTCGGCGCTGATGAGGTCGAACGCTTGCGCGACCGAGCCGACGATTCCGTCTTTGTCGATGCGTCGGACGTCGCTGGCGAGTCTGCTATCTGCCCCGTCTTCGCCGCCGTCTCCAACATCGACACCAGGCGTTTCCCCAGTGCAGCCAGATCCTTGCTCTCCCGACGAATGATCTGCTCCACGATCCCCAGGGTGTCATCCATCGACGGGTTCACCATCGCGGCCTCCACCTCGTTCCACTTCTGGGAGTTCCGCAGCGTCGCCGCCTTGTTCCCGGCCTCCCGCTCCAACCCGACCGGACGAACCATCGACGCCAAGAAATCCATCGTCTGCTCTTCGGCCTCCGGGATGGAGAACACGATCATGGCGACCAGCCGCGTCGTGACCTCATCGGCCTCCCCCTCGAACAGCCCGGTCAGACTACCTTCCAAATACGACGGGGCACCGTGCGTGATGATCCTGAACAAACGAAAGAACTGCCGCGTCTTCAACGGCTCGATGAGAACCGTGATTCCGTTCGACAGCTCAAACGTCTCAGGCAAGGGATCGAGTGCGTCGATCTCTTGAGGCGACTCTGATTCAGATACTTCGGCGGCAGTCATGCTGCTCCTATCGAATTGTTACTAGCCTGGCAGGTTGACGAGACGACCAATTGCGGGGTCAGCGAGGGTAACGCCCTTCTCATCCTTCGTGGAGATGAGAGCGCGACCGGAGTAGTTGAGCTTCAGACCATCCTTGTACGACGGCCCATCGAAGCTGAACGGCTCGAACTGCACCTTGTAAAGGATGAAGTCCATGTTCCGAATCACCCCGTCGGAGTCCTTGCTCGGAATCCGCAGGCGCATCGGACGATACGGGGTGTTCAGCGATGCCTTGTTCCACAGCGGCACGCTGTACGTGTCATTCGGTGCAACACCGCTAGACGTCACCGTGGTCCCAGCCAGGGCCGCAATGGTGGGAAACGGGATGTACCCAGCAGTCACAGCCACAGTGGCCGAGTTGAACCACTGCCATGTGCTCAGGATCGCGTCATCGCCGGTGTTGTCGAACGAGTCGGTGTCCACGTCCAGAGACCCGTCGGACACACCGTAAATGTCGCCCCAGGTAGCCTCATCAAGACCAGTGGTGCCATTCAGGATCGCCGCGTGGGAAATCGAAAAGCCTTCAAAAATCGGGGTAGTCAACGTACCTTCTCCAATCGAACTGTGGACGCCTCACCACAGGCTCTATCGCTACTATCGGAAGTCCGATCCGACAACCTCTCGCGGAACCTCTTCGGTATCCACGAGCTGACCGGCGAAGTTGAACCGATGCAGTACCCGCAGAATGTCCCGACCGGCGCGCCTGGCCGCTCGCGCACAATCAGAGCACGCAAACTCGACTGTGTTGTCCTCCAAATACGTCGGACGCTTGCCCTCCTGACGCAGAATCGCCAATAACCTCCGAGGACCTACCGGGCATCTCAGATCAACCGATCCCATCACGCCGCACCCTTCTGTGGCATGAGCGCGCACCACCGATCCCAGACCTTCCGGCCTTTGTCACCCTTCGTGGAAATCTTGCGCATAAACTCGGCCAACTGGTGATCCCACGAGCACATCTGCGGAATCACCTCGCTCGCTATCTGTGCCTTGCGCTGAACCTCATCACGATGGGAATACACATGCCACATCAACTCCTTGAGATGATCCTTGCTCGCCGCAGCCTGAATACACCGTGGATACCGAGCATCGTAACTACGCGGCTCGTAGTTCAACGGGTAGGAATAGTCCCGATTCAGCCACATGGTGTGCCCACCGAAGTTTGTGGCGATCACAGCGCCCCCTGTGGCCATGAACTCCAAGGCCGGTAGGTTCTTACCCTCCCCCCTGCTCGGCGCTAACAGTACGTGCCCTGAGCCGTAAAACGCCTGTAACGTCTCTCGCGGCCATGACGCATAGTGGATTCGCAACTTGTGCGTCCACTGCTCCATCGCCGGGTGCAACCCCGGGATCGTGGTGTGCATATGCAACTCCGCGCCGTCGAACGCCTCACCCTTCTCGATCTTGAGCTCCCGGAACGCCATGATCGCCGTAAACGGGTCTTTCCGGTCATGGAGCTGGCCGTGCATGATGAACGAGAACCGATCTCCGGTCCAGTCCCGCTCCACCGGCGTCCAACTACCAGGATCGAACCCACCCTGAATCGTCTCCAACTTCTCCACCGGAGCCATCGTGCTCAACGCCTGCGTGGACACCGGATCGTAGCCCGCGATCATGTCGAACGTTGTGAAGTTCTTTCGCATGGGTTTGCGCTCTTTCTTCGGCATGTCATCAAAGCTCATCGCCTCCCACATCGTCCACCCCACCGCAAACCCCATGTGCTCCGCGCTCTCCGGGTTGAGAAGTAACTGGCCTGGCGGTGCGTGATTGATATACAGGTCAAACGGGGCTTCCTGCGGCTTGGTCAGCAGATCCGCCACCTCCTGAGACACCGGCGGGGAGAAATGCGTTGGGGCCAGTCGTACGTCCGCCCCGGCCCGTACCAGAGCCTCCGCAAGCCCTATCCCGTCATTGCCGTACCCGGTGAACGGATTAACCGGCGTTCGCAGTAATACCTTCATCTGTGGCTCCTCGGCCTTTGTGATTCAGTCACCCTAAAGTGACCCCGTACGCTGCCCTACTAACCCTGATCCCGCCGCCGTCCGACAACGGGAAAACGCTCCACTCATCGAGTCTGTCGCAGCCGAGCGTCCGAATGTCACCCCACATCACTTCCGTGTGATCCATGTTGCGTAAGTACCGGTCCATGACCACCCAAATATCAGTGAACCGACCCATCACGTCCGGCGACAACTCGTTGCCCCGAGAATCCCGAGCCGGGTCCACATAAACCTCAACGACCAACCGGGGAAACGTCATCGTGTTATGCCGATTCGGTGTCCCCCAGCCGCCCTGCTGACGCAACAGCACCGCAGCAGCCCCGGTGCCCTCCATGTTCACGTATGGCTTGGCCTGATCATCCTGACCGCGAAACACCCATGTGGAGAACCCCTTACCCGACCCGAGCAGCGCTCGAACTTGTGCGAACTGCACCAGATGTGATCGTGCGCCCTCGGCCAGACTCATCATTTCAAGTGCCCATCCACGATGGCATCCCCGAACTTCGACTCCACCTGGGACGCGTGACCAAAGAAATCGTGCGTCCCACCCCTACGCCACTCATAAAACGCGTACTCCACCGGGTTATTCGGGAACCCAGCGGACGGTCCGCCGTACGACGCCTGACCGGACCACTCCGAGCCGTCGAAATCGCTCATGGTCTTCCCGGACCCCCGCAACGATCCGGTGATCACGTGAACCTCGGCCTGCGAGATGGTGAACACTTCAGCCAACGCCATCTCAAGTTTCTCCGTGACCTTCACATTGGGTTTCTGCAACCGCTTGAGCTCTTTGATGACCTCATGATCCTTAACGATGATAGCCATTATCAGTTCCCGAACTCGTACTGTGAATCATCGCCGTACGTCCCGGCGTCGAATACCTGCGCGACCTCCACGATCTGAACCTCCACATGATGGCCCGAGCCGTAATCGGTCGCCACATCCGGGATCACCCTGATCTCAAAAGTGCCGTCGACCGGACCCGCTACCGCGCTGACCCGATCTCCCGCCTTGATATCAGTCCCCATCGACGCAAACATCACCCCGACCCGATCCGGTGCCCTCCCCGCCTCCGGTGCCGCTGGCTGATCCTTGCCCGGCCTCAGAAAGTTGAGATCCAACCGCACCGGAACCGACTCCAACCCCGGCACCACATCAAAGGAATACACCGGCACGCCGCCGCCGTCACTAACCGACAACCGGCTTACCGCCACCCTCGATGAGAACAAATGCTCCACAGTAGCCCTCTAACCGTAGGGATGGGCATTAGGAACGACGTTAGACCCATCAGGCCACTCCGGCATAGCCTCGAACAACGGGACCGCTGTGGACTCCACCACGGGCCTCACAGCCAACTTCTGCACCGCCAGGTCGAACCACACCACCCCGGTGATCTGGCCCTTAGAGATGGCGCTGGACGCCTTGGAATAGGAGTAGGAACCGATGGACTCACTAGAGAACGGACTCGCCAACGCCGCCGCGTACGGCTGGGTCGCGTACAGCCGATCAGCCATCTCCAGAATCGCATTCTGCGCCAAGGAACGCTGCGACTGATTATCTGGGTACTCCTCCAGTCCAGTCGCCACCTCGAACAACAATGTGGCCTGTGCGAGAGCCTGCGACACGTACGCCGAATACGACGCTTCGCTGGTCCCCGCGAAATCCGCGAGGTCCGAAACCGTCAATGGAACCAACATCTTCAGCGCCGTTCCCTTCCCTGACTAGACCTTCTGATCCAACCTCGGTGGCTTGCGTCCCCGCTTCTTCTCGGCTGTGGCCGCTGCCTCGTCCTCGTAATCCTTGTACGGCCACGGACCTTCCCGAAACATGACCTTCCCGAACCTGTCGATCTGCGCCGACTCATCGGTGACCAGATCCAGCCATGAATCCCCGTTGCGATCCTTGGTCTGCTCATATTCAGGACTGTCCAGGGGATACTCCAGCTCCTGGCCGCGAACCCACACCGCCCCATCAGCGGTGAACCCGTCCTCTACGAAGTGCAGCAAGACAGTGCCTCTCTTGGCCTCCGCAGCCTTACGCGGCCGTCCCGGAGACTTGCGCTTCGGTGCCTCCGGTTCGGTATCCACCAGAGACTCCACCACCGGGGCCTCGCTGACGTTCTTCTGATCCTCCACGGGATTCTCCTTAAATAGGTTGCTCTTACTATCGGTTCCAAACATACCGAAAGGGGCGCTCCAGGGTTGATCCCGAAACGCCCCTCTCAGAAATGCTTGTCGTCTACTGACTCACGTCAGCGGCTACCACCTGTTCCGGACGGCTCACGATCGGGAGCAGATTCCATTCGAGCAGGTACTGACGCGCCGAAGGGTCTTTCTCCTTCCACGTCTTCGCAAACTTCCCGGTGAAGTTCTCCGGGGCCTCATCGTCGGCCGTGGGGCCTTCCATGAGCTCGATGGGACGACCCTCGGTGAAGTTACCGAGAATCACCTTCTCATCGGCCAGGAACAGCGTGTCCGTGCCGTTGTCGGTTTCGTAGATCGACTCCACCGTGGTCCAGTTCAGACCCATGAATCCCGGAAGGGTACCGGAGGTGTAGTACTGATCCTTCATCCGGTCGGACAGCAAGAACGGGGCGTTTCCTGACGTCACCGAATACGCATCGAAGATCCGGCTGATGGTCTTCTCCGTCGCGTACGCCTGATTCGCGGCTACCCGACCGTCACGAGAAACCAAACGCTTCCACGCCCGAATGTTTCCGATGATCTGCGCCGGGGTTGCCGAGGCCCACGCAGTGCCCGCAGTGGGCTTGTGCGTCGGAGCGAACTTGTAGTCCACCGTGGCCTGCACGTCGGGGAAGTCCAGAGTCAGCGTTCCGGTGAGTGCTTGCCAGAGGCAGTACTCCGCGAAGTTGTCGAACCGCTGATTGAGGTCTCCGACCTCGCGCATGACCGCAGCCTCGGCGTTGGTCTTGGCGATCTCGCCGGGAGTGCGCAGCCAGTGCAGGGTGGTCGGCTCAAAGACCTTCTTCTCACGAAGGTAGACGAACGCGGCGCTTTCCTGCGAACGACCGAGCCGTGGCACGATGTGCGCCTCGGAGTTCGGAACGTTCGGCTTGGCGACCATCCGCGAACCGGTGATCACGTCCCACTGCGCGGACGGGAACGGCCACGGAGACTTCGGCACGCTGTTGAGCAGGATCAGGGACTCAGGAGCCGTGAACTTCTCGACCACGCCCCGGAGAACCGTTGGGTTCAAGAGAGAAATGTCAGGCACCGGAGTTGTCCTTTCGTCGTGCCTATTCGGTTGATCAGCGCCAGCCCTTGCGGGGCTGACCGGCCTGCGCCACCTCTAGAGGTCAACCGGCTGGCCTGTCACTTCCTACTATCGGAAGCGATCACGACGAACCCCCCGAACCATGCTTCGGTCCGAGGGGTTCATTCGCTTAGAACGTGAACGTGCCGAGAACGGTATCGACGCGAGCGTTGAGATCGGTGAGCGCATCCGCATCCGCGCCGGACACTGTAGCGCCAGACGAAGAATACTTGAGAATGCCGCGAATCACGATGTTGGCCTGAACGTCGCCATTCGTGGTGTCCGTGGTTTGTCGCAGCACACCACGAGCTACCTCGGTACCGTCCGACTTCGCGTTGTCATACACGGTCCATTTCTTGGACGCCGAAACCCGCCCGAGAACCGTGCCCGCCGGAAGGATGCCCTTGCCCCCCAGAAGGGTGACGCCCTTCTGCGTGTACCCCTGCATGGAGTACATGATCTCGGAATCCGAAACGGTCGCGCCCTGAGTGAATCCAGGTGCCGGAACCGCGTTACCAAATTGATCTGCCATGTGGCCTTTCTCCTATCCGATGTATCCGGCCTGCGCAGCAGGTCCGTCTGACGCGGTGTACCGCTGGATTTCTGCAACTACGTCGTCCTCAAACGACTCTCCCTTGGAATCGGTGAACGACGTGCCTTGCTCATCGCTCAGCTTCACCAGAGGCTCTTCGGGGACCATCTTGGAGAACAGGTCCGGGTTGGACGCGCTCAGCTCAAGGAACGCATCACGCTGTGCTGGCAGAATACGGCCCTCGGCCACCAGCGCATCGATCTCCGACTCCCGGCGGGCGATCTCCAACTCCTCCATCTGCGCGGAAAGGGTCAGATTCTCGCTGACGATCTCTTGCACAGCGGCCAGCACGATCTCGGTCTGGTCGTCGCCTCCGGACAGCTCCAGCGGAACCTCGGAGATGATCTCATACAGCTTCTCGGTCAGGGTGGTCTGCTCGGATTCACGGCTCAGCGCCATCTCCGCGCTGGCCTGAAGCTCGGTCACGTCAATGCCGTGCTCGGTCTTCAAAGCCTCAATCAGTTGTTCACGGGTCATTGCGTCGTCCTCCTCGGGCGTATACATCACCGCGTCCTCCGTATTATCGGCGGTCGCGGCGATCAACTCATAATCATCGAGCTCAGTGATGTACGGACGGTTCGTCACGCACACGTGCAGCAACGTCGGGCCGACCTTCTTGCCCGACTTCGCATCTTCGTAATTCGGGTGAATCATCGCTGACGCCCCCAACAGGGTCTGACCCAACTTGTCCGCGTAGTTGGCATCTCGGGCGTCGATGACCGCATACAACTTGTCCCCGGTCATCTCCAAGCCGACGACCTCTCCGATGTTCCGGGTTGGGTCTTCGGTGTGCTCATTGGACGGCCCCGCCAGCGGAACCTGCACGATGTCGCACACACGCGCATTGAAGTTATCGACCAGGGATGCGAAAAAGTCATCGTTGACATCCACGTTCTGCTTCGTCGCCGGATGCCGCAGGCTGCCCTTGGTCAGAATGTGCTTGCGGTACAACTGACCCTTCTTGCTCCGGGACAGCGGCATGAAGTCCGCTTCCGCAGATGGGAAAATTCCGATGCTCATGTCCCTACTATCGGTAGTTGAGTCACCCATACTCGACGCCTCCGTTATCTGCGAACACCTGCGCCGGAGACTGATTATCCGGGTTCAACACCACGAACCACAACGACTCCGGGTTCATCGAGTGGATCAACCGATCCACGATGCTCTCGGTACTCGCGGCGTACCCCCGCAAGCTGCCTACGTGCGCCTCCCCGACCTCCCGGTACAACCGGCCCTCGAACGTCGCCGGGTAATACGCCACAGGCTCTTCACTCGCAGAAAACCGCCACACCCCGAGAACCTGCTCCTCGACAGTACAGTGCGCCACCGTCCACACCTTGATATCAGCCATCGAGTCCTGCCCCTCTGTCGCGCTCTTCCAGCGCGGCAATCTCATCTGCTTGAGTCAACGGGGTCAAACGCCACACCTGGGGATTGTCAGCCGACCCCTCCTGATGGACCTCCACGGTCGCGCCGCCATCGTCTTGCTGGATATCAGTGAACACCCAGGAGAACCCTTTGACCCACGGGATCACCCACTGGAACACCGGGTCCATCCCGCGCATCGACACCTGTTCGATGTGCCCGATCCACACGTCGTACTCCGGATGCCCGTCAAGCCACACGACCGGATCGGCGTTCAACCGCTTGGCGTGAAAACCATACGGAAACGTGGCGAACAGCCACTTGTGCCACCGCAACGCATTCGGACCGCCCTTCACCTCCAACAGCATCAGATCCACCCCTTCTCGGCTATCTGCTTCTTGATCGCAGCAATCTCGGCCTTCCTAGACTTCATCGCAGCGTCCTGCATCTCGTACCCGGAATCCACGAACATGTCCTCGACCGGCACGCCGTTGATCTGCGTGATGCCCAGCGCCTTGAGTTCCGCGATGATCCGCTGACGCTCCGTGGCCGACGAACACCGCACCGCATACGCCGACTCCAGGCCCATCCGCCACTTCGCCATCACCTCAAACCCAGAATTCGTCATCATCTGCTGCACATCCAAGTAACTCTCTGACTCCCGATACCACGGCTTCCCGTAGTAATCCGTATCGAACCCGTACGTCCCGATTCGCATCCCCGCCATTGGGGACAAAACCACCGAGTGTGCCGCATCCGATAAAGGCTTACTCCGCATGTACACCGGAGTCCCCGCCCCGTTCTTTTGATCCGTCCCGGAACTAGCCCCCTCGTGGTACTGCCCGAGAACCCGAACTCGCTCATCAGTGCTCAACAACCCGGTGTACACCATTGGCCGAGCAGTCATCCCGGACTGGATCATCCACCGATCACCCTCAACGAGCTTCACCGGATCGGCGTCCACCCGATACCAGTACGGATGACCCACTGGCAAACCGGACCGCACAATGTCGTGGTCGAACCGTGGACGCCACCCGTCGGCCTTGAGGAACCCGTCGAATGTGGTCTTCCCGACCAGCTTCGAGAACTGCTCGCGCCAAAACGTTATCTGCTCCTGCTCGGTCATCACCTGACCGAGAATCGACGGATCGAACTTCTCGTAAACCGGAAACCCCAACTCTTGAGCCTTGAGCCTGCCCGCCTTGATCAACGCTGTGTGCTTCGCACTCGGGTCCTTCCGATTCTGGAACATCCCAATCATCATCCGGTAGTACAGAACCTCCAGATATGCATCCGTCGGGTCACCGGTCGGTTCCAGCACATCCAACACCGGACGCACCGCAGCCCACACCTGTGAAGCCGACTGGTCCGGGTTGCCCTCAAACCGCACCATGCCCGCCCGTGAGGCCAGTGTGGGCTTATCGTACGGAACATTGGCCCACGCCGGTCCGTTACCGCTTCCACTACTAGCAATCGTCTTCGATGGTCCGGCCACCATCACCTCTTCGCCGGTCGGCAATCTCAGAACGTACTCGTACCCCTCCCACCCATCTGACTGACCCGACCCGTTGATTGAGTGCAGCTCCAGCTTCGATTGACTCAACAGACCACTGGTGGCTTTGATCTTCCGCACCTTGAGCGTCACGCCCATTGCCGCCAACTCAGGGAACCGCTGCTCAAAAACGGACGCAACCTGCTCGGGTGCTGTCGCCTTATCTGGGATACTGAACAACGCCACCGGATCTGGTGGGTCCGGATCGTATCCCACATCGCCGGGGGTGAGGTCGTAGGACTTCCCATACTTGTCGTACCACGTGTTCCACAACCCCGCGAACCCCTGAGACCCGATCACCACGCCTACCGGAAACTCCGGCTTATACAGCGGTTCGCGTTTGACCTTCCGATCCTCGGCAACCGCCGCCTTGAGCTCAGTGGCCATCTGATCCAACCACGCCGTGACCCGCGCGTCCATCACATCCAGGGCCTCCGGCTGAATCTTCCCCGGAGCCGTGCTCGCCGGGTTGACCCCCGTCGCATGCGTGGAGACTATCTGCTTCTTGAGCGCATCCCACGCGGCCTGTTTCTGCGTGACCAACGCGTCAATCTCCGCCGGGGTGACCGCCGCGCCGCCGTCCTTGCCCAGAATCTTGTTCGAGTGCTTCTTCGCCAACTCGATGAACGCCAGGTCCGTATCATCACGCCACACGTTGATCTCTGCCTTGACCGCCCCATTAGAGTCCGGGGGCTTTCCCGTCGTTGTTGAAAGCTCCGCAGCGTCGTACAGATCGTTGTACAACTTGACCTTCTTCGGTCCCAACAGGTGCGCTTGGCCTCTCACAACCGGTTTGGAATCCTTCCAGTCAGTGCCCGCCGTTCCCCCGAAATACTCCTGCCAGAAATGGATGTGCCCGTCTTCCCAGGCCGGTCCCGTCACCATCACCGACTGCCCGAGAATCTTCGTCTCCTCGAGGTTCACGTCAAACTGCGCATCCACGGAGTGGTACCTGTCGTTCTTCGGAGGCGCTGCCACCGCAGGAACCGAATACCCGGCCTTCTTGAACGCCTTGGCCCACACCGACTCGATATCAGCGGCCATCGCCGCCTTACGCGCTTTGACCTTCGCCAATAACTGCTTGGTGTTCTGCGGGGTCGATGCCGGATACCACTGCGTCCGATCCGCCATCGCCGCCGTTATCAGTGCCTCCAACGGCTCCCAGTCGGAATCCTGAATCTCTCGGGCCTTCTTGAGCGCCGCCTTGTACGCCGCCTGCGCATCGGCCTCTGAGATCTGGTGACTAGCGATCCCCTGGAACATCTGCGTGGAGATCAGCGCCGCATTGGAATCCGCCGTGTAATCCCCGGACAGACCCTTCCAAACCCCGTAATGCTTCATCGTCCGGGCCTTGTCGATGGGAATCAGATGCCCATCGTCACCGATCAGGTAATTCCCATCGTGGGAATCGTCGTTGTCGATCAGCCAGTCCAGCACGTGATCCAGGGCCAGATCGACCAACTGCGTCTGCGTCAGATCCGTCGCGGTCAACCCCAACTGCTGCATCGAGCCCTTGTTCGGCGCGTACCGCTGCGCGAACCCGATCTTTCCCGCGCCCAGGTGATGCTTGTCCGGATCGGTGACCGCGATCACCTCGGGGAACCCGTACCCGTACAGATCAGCGACTTGAGTCGCCATCGCCTCGATATCGACCCGGAACTTCTCCGGCATCTGCTTGAAGATCCAGTCGTTGCCGAGCTGATCCTTCACGAAACTCACCGGGTGAGTGCTGTGATCCTTCTTGAGCTTCGGGTTCTTCGACGCCGGAACGCTCAGAACCGGAATCTTGGCCTGCGCCTCTTCCCACTGCTGCTGAACCGCTTGAGCCTTCTCCCACGCCGCCGTGGTAGGCGCTGTCTGCACCGTGAACTTCCCGTTCACCGCAAAACTATCAGCCAACGCATCGATGAACGCTGCTTTCCCGGAATGCTCGGCCTTTGCCTGCTTGACAGTCTTCCCGGACAACTCATTGGTATAGAACGACTGCCACACGCTGGTCTTCGCAGCCCACGACATGCCCGACAGCGATCCGGGGAGGAAAAAGGACCCATCGGCCACCGGAGCGGCGTATGTCGACGTAGGACTCAACCCTGCCGTGAACACCGGAGCCTTGGACACCGGAGCCTCCCCGGTCAACGCGCGATTGCGCGCCTGCACGCTCAACGCATCCGCCGCAACCTTCATCCCCGCCTGATGCCGCGAGGCCCACTGACGACGCTCCGTGACGCTCAAATACTCCGGAAAGGCCATCTTCGCCGCTATCAGGTAGTTGTCCACCTCAGCATCTGAAACGGTCCCCAAATCGTACACATCCGCGCTCGACCAACTTCCCGGCACCTTATGCAACGCCGAAATCTCTGACGGGACCGCCGCCTCCCACGCCACATGATCAGGTAGCGCCGCCAGCAGCGGAGAGTCATTGCCCCGTTTGATCTCCATCTCCTTGAGGGTGTCAAACCGACCCGCTTGAAACGCCCTGAGCCACACCACCTTGTCCGCTTTGTTGAACTTCGACTTATTAGCGAACAACACCCCGTCCAGGCCCAGATCAGACACCACCGTGGAAATTGCGGTGGACAACTCCCCCGTCTTGAGCCAATCCTCCCGCAACCGACCTTGTACGGCATCCCGAACCATCCCCACCGGCGCGAACACACCGTTGGTCCCGGTGTTCACCCAGAACGGCCCTGTCTCCTGATACCTACCCTGCTGGGTAGGCGTATGCGTAGCCGGTACCTCCCCCAACGCAGTCAGTACCTGATTCCGCGACCAGGATAACGACGGAAACTTGTACGTGTAGTGAATCCCCGTGCTGCCCGCCAGAACTGGGTTCGGGGCCAACTTGGCCTCCGGATGCTTATACACCCACGCCTGCCAACTGCTATCTGAATCCAACGCATCCAGAAACTCGTCCACACCGTCAGAATCCATCGAGACCCCCAGCACGTATACCGGACCGTGCTCCTTGGCGAACTCACGGAGCCCATCGCGATCCGCGAACAGCGGCATGTGTACGTACAGATTGTTCGCGGCGTTATTCATCCAGGCATCGACCGGTGGCGCTGGATACAGGTACTGACCCTTTTCGGCCAAACTCTTTATCAGTTCCGAGAACTCCTCAGCGGTCAACCCAGGCCCCGCTGTGCCCCCAGTCGACGTAAGCACCCCCACCGAACCGTCACCGTACACCCGGTACTTGTCGCCGCCGGTCAAAGGATTCGCCGAGTACGTCTTCCCAACCATCCCGTGATGGGGCCAAGGATCGGTGGCAACCTGCAACGACAAACCCTTGGCGATCCGCGCCCGAACCTGCACCGGGGTCTGCACCGTGGGATTACCGCTCGCCGCGGTCCACACCCCCGACCCGTCCGGGTACACATCCAGATACGCCTTGGACCCCTTCTTACCCCACCGACCCGCAGCCGGTGGCGCGAACGGATGCAGCGGTGACGCTGTCACCTATACACATCCCCCACCCCACCAGACTAGCCATCATCT